GATATAAATTACTGCCATCCCAAATAGATTCATAGTCTGCTGACTTTACCCCTGGATTTCTACCAAATTTAGAAATTTTTGAATAACCTGTAAAATCACCTTTAGCAACTGCAAGATAAAAATCTATATCACCTGACCCTGGTGCGGAACCTGTTATGTTAACATTATTACAACTCATTAACAATCACCTCCACTACCACCTTTAAACCATGTATAACGTTCATTGTCTTCTTTTAAATCCTGTAAGTATGTAGAGTTTAATTGTTCTACAATTAATGCAATTGCTCTTTGTATTTGTTTTTGATTTGATACATCATACTCTTCTTTAGGTTCAGGTAATCTTACAACTATTTTAGCCATTATCTACGTCCATCTGGTTGAATATCTATTCTTAAAGTTCCAAATCTCCATGATTCACTAGCATCAGTATTTTCTATTTTAATATTAACAAATCTTCCTCTGGCCCTAGTGTCTTTTTTATCAGTACTAGAGTTAATTGTAAATGGACTTAAAGCTGTTGTTGTTTCTGATTGTTGAGGATAACGTTTAACACCAAGTGTTACTTTAGCATTACCTTGAAGGTCTTTGAAATCTGGCACAAATCTTCTCATAGCTAAAAATACTTCACCGGCAATACTTGGTCCACTTGATCTACCTTGAGCATCTTTTTGTCTTGCCTGTAAATCAAAGTCATATGATTTTACAAAAGATGTAACAGTAGTTGTACTACCATCAGGATTTACTTGATCAGTTCCAACCTCATGTTCAAATAAAGTAGTTTGACCTAAACCTGATTCACCAACAATAACTGGAAAAGTACCTGTAGCGGAGTCATTAAATTTAGTTGCAGAGGGTTTAGGGTAAACAGTTGCATCAATCCATGAAGTTCTTGATTCTGTTCCAATATACCAAACACCACCTTTCATAGATTCTCCATAATTAAATACAACGTATTGATCATTATAATCAGAACCTTGTGATGGGTAGTACCAAACAACTTCAGTGTATAAATTATTTAAACCCGCATAGACTTGTTGACCTTTTGTTGTATCTGCTTGATCATAAACATAATCTTCAACAGAACAAGGTAAAGATTTAACTGTACCATCAAACATAAAGAAACCATTATTAGACATCCAAAACGCAGCTCCATCTATTTCAACAGCTGCATTTTTACCAATCAATCCACAGTTAGTACCAACTTGTTCAAATCCAAATGTAAAAGGTGCACCAATAAATTTCATTGCATACAAAGCATTATCCGTCCAAACAAGAATTGTTTCTTTTGCTTTTAAAGAACCCATGATCCGTGTTCCGTCCTGCAATCTTTGTGTACCAGCAGTATTAGTTGCTGTTGGTGTATATAAATTTATATTTTCTTGATCCGAGAATCTTATAAACATGTCATCTTGTGTTGTTGTATCTCCAATAGTTGTTTCTGTTCCAAGATGAATTAAGTGACGTGTGGTAGGTGAAACTAATGTAACTCTTGTTGCTGTTGGATTACTTGTAGTCTCAAATCCTGTTGTAGTAGTAGAGGCTCTTGTTGTTAATCTTGCAGCAATACCTGCATCCCAAGTAAATGTTTTACCATTTGCAATCGTTGCAACTAATACTTGACCAAAATTACTTAATGACCAAAGACCTGGTTCAAGACTAACATCAGATGCAGAAGCTGCTTCTCCCCATGCACCATTGCCCCAGGTATCAATACCCCAACCATAACCATAAGATTGTTCTGCTGGACCAACTTGTTCATAAGGTATTACATCCATACTTCCACCCGTTGAAACAGTTGCTGTAGCATTAGAACTTTGTGTAATTGTAAATACACTTGAACTTGTAATAGAAGTTACTTGAAATAGTTTATCTTCAAAATCAGAATCAGCATAACCAGTTCCTCCTGGTAAAGTTACATTATCTAATAATACAATGTCCCCTGCACTTAAACCATGATTAGATTTTGTTATAGAACAAATAGCTGAAGCATTGGTCGTTGCAATAGTACAAGAAGATAAAGTAGCTTTTAAAGGTGTGATGTCATAGAGTTGACCTTCAAAATATATAAGTAAAAATTTATCTGTTCCAATTGCAATGTATCTATTTCCTTCTAAATCTACAAATGCAAACTGACGTCTTGCAACACCAACAATAGTATCTGTGACAAGTGATGACCAACCACCTACTTTTTCTGGTAGTCCATATCTAAATCTAACATTGTCACAATCTACCCATCTGTTTTCTGCACCAGATTCGGTATCTTGTTTATCAATTCCTGGTAAGACTTTAAAATCAATTAGAGCCATGGTCCATGCTCCTATATGTTATCTTTATAGATCCAGCCTCTAGTTGCATTAACATAGACTAATGTAAATGCTGCCGAGTTTGTAGATACTACTAAATCAGAAGCAGATCCTAAAATATTAGAACTATTTCTACCTATTGTTAAATTGTTAGATGCAAAATTATTACCACTATCTATGAAATGCACTTCATTACCAATTGCAGGAGATGCAGGTAGAGTAATTGTAACTGGTGTACCAATACCAGACCCTGAAGTGTTTACTAGAATTTGATCACCATTAACTGCTGTGTAAGCAGCTGAAGGTGTATAGTATCCTTTAGTTTGTAGTTTGCCTGTAATATTTGTTCCATCAGAATATAAAACTGTAGTCGAACCTACGGGTAAAGCAAGTCCTGTACCTGAAACTGTTTTAACTGTTAGTGTATAATTAGATGCTGATCTAGCTGTTGCATCTTCTACAATAAACACTCTTTCAGCGCCATCTGGCATAGTCACTGTTCTATTCGCAGTAAGTGTCCCTGTTAATTTATAGTATAAATTTTTACCATTTGCTGTTGCATGATTAGCTAAAGATAAAGCAACGTCTGCTGAACCCACTGCAAGTGATAAATAACCACTAGCTGCTTGTTCTAAAATTTGTAAGTTTGTGTTTGTAATTGTACCCCAGGTTCCTGATTTTTCACCTGTGGTTATAAGTTCTAATTTTAAATCTGTTGATGTACTTGATGCCATAATTCTCCTACGGATTATCTGGGTCTATTGGGACCCATATTTGATTCACACCTGGTGGAATCGGATTCCATGATATCACACTTACGGGGTTAGTTGCAAGGTTTATTTGATTACCAGTTACAGGAACTGTTATAGGTAAAGCAATAGTAGTATTACCCACTGTAATATTTAATCTGTTTCCTGTTACCGCTACAGTAAAATCCTGTATGTAAGGACTTGAAAAAGGTGCTGCTGAAAATGATGTTGATCCAAATAACATAATATATCCTTACGGGGTTTGTATCCTTGTCCAAGTTTGATCTACTCCTGGTAGTATACCATCCCATTTCTTAATGTTAACAGTAGATGTTCCAATATTAAATTGATTACCAGAAGGTAAAGCGGTTGCTGCAGCAGTGATTGTTACTGTTCCTGTTGCAAGATTAGATTGTTTTCCTGTAACACTAACTACTGCATTTGCTTTTGGAACTGCATTACCAATTGTTAAATTAGCTCTTGATCCAGTAACAGAGAAGTTTGCATCAGCAGAAATAGTGACATTACCTGTACCAATATTTGCTTGTGATCCATCTGGTAAAACAACTGCCGCTGCAGTAGTTGTTACATTACCAAGAGATACATTTGCTCTGTTTCCAGTAACTGGAACTGTAATATTAACTTTACTCTCAGCATTACCGATTGATAAATTAACTCTTGATCCTGTAAGAGCAACTAATGCATTTGCAACAATAGTTGGGTTACCAGTTGTAATACTAACTTGATTACCATTTACACTGACATTTGCATCAGCAGTGACAGTTACATTACCAACTGTGAAATTAACTCGTTGTCCTGTAACACCAACGTTTGCATCAGCAGTGATACCAACTGTGCCTGTGTTTAAATTAAATCGATTACCTGTAACTGGAGCATCTATATTAACTGCAATACTAACTGTACCTGTTGATACATTAAACCTGTTTCCTGTTACACTTGAATTAGCATCAGCGGTAACTCCAACTGTGCCTGTACTAGTATTGATTCTTGATCCATTGACATCTACAAATGCGTATGGAGGAATGCCTTGTGAAGCAAAGGCTGCTTCAGAGAAAGCCGTTGCACCGAAGTACATGGTCTATGCTCCGTTGTCGATGATGTTATTGCCTTCTATCTCGGCCCATTCTTGAATTGCTTGGTAATCTGTGTTTGCTTCGTCTAGTGGTACTGATTTTTCTCTATTAGAATTTACATAGGTTACTTGGTAACTTATAAACTCATTATCAATTCCATAATTTTTTGTAACTGTTTCAATCATAATTATAACTCCGAACTTAATGCAACAAATGCTGATGCGTTTGCTGTTCTTAAAAATGCACTATGTCCTGCTGTACCACCTATGCCTGATGTACTTTTAATTTCAAAAGTTTTGTTACTTGCATTACCTATTGACATGTCACTAAAATAGTCATTACTAGCATTCCTAAGGGCTCTATAATAACTTGAACCTGATACATAGTCTAAAGAAGGTGTTGACCTCATAGGTACTGTTGTTTTTTGAGATGAATAAATTGAACTAGCAGAATAATAAGTTGTATTACCAAAAGCTATTCCATCTCCTTGAGCTAAAAGTTCAAAATATCTTAAACATCTATTTAAATTCACATCAACAGGCAAGAACTCAAAGTCGCTTGCAACTTGACCTGCCTCTAACTGGACTCCAGTTATATACCATTCATTACTTGTACTATCAGCAAGATTGACTTGACCTACTGCTTCATTTGCAATAACTCTACTTTCCCAAGATGTTGCTAAAGTACCTGATGTATGGTCACTTCCTGCAGCCAACCAATGCCTAGCTCTTAAACTTTGTAAATTGTCATTATCAAAAGCACCAGTAGTATCTCCAGGATAAGTTATAGTTTTCTTTTCCCAAGTTGATGCACTATTTATTGTATACGATTTTGATATAGACCTATCATTATCTGTATCATTTAATTGAAATATATAAGTTCCTGTTTTATTTGATTTAACCCAAAATGAAACTGTTAAACTTTCAGCATTAGCTGTACCTTTTTTAAGATACTGTAAATTTTGACCTTCTATTCTTTGTTCATTAAAGACAACATCACTTGCACCTAAACTTGCATCAGCAGTTGTACAATCCCATTTTAAGGAAGATGCAAAACCTTGACCGCTAGGTACATCAGTTGATTGAGAAATTGTCCAAGTTCCTGCACTTTGAATACCTGCTCTTTGTCTATCTAGTGTATATTGAGTTGCAGTTATTCCT